AACGACGTGATCCAATACCGCAATCAGATCCTGGCTGATCTGGGAACGGTGGATGCTGTCGTGCAGCAGGAGCTGACCCAGTGGGGGATGACGACCAGGGACGCTCTTGAGAACGAGCTGACGACCTATTTCCAGAACAACCACTACACGATCAATGCCGCTGATGCGGCAATCGCCGGGGCCATTCAATCCTTGGCGTCTCAGGTCGAGACGGACGTGCAGAGTGTTCGAGCGACGCTGCTGAACGACTACATGACGGCAAGCACGGTCGAGAGCGCCATCTCGGCCGCCAGCCAGTCTTTGAGATCTGAGATCGAGGATGGGCCGATCGGCGACATCACGGCTCTGCTGAACACGAACTACTACACCCAAGCCGAAGCCGATATGGCCATTGCCACCTATGGGGTGGCACTGGAATCCCGGGTCGAGGCTGGCATTGGTCCCGCCGTGCAGGCTGCGTTGGACACCAATTACTACACTCGGGCCGAGACTGACTCAGCCATTGCGGCTTTTGGGACAGCGCTAGAATCCTCGATTGAAGCGGGGATCGGGCCGGCTGTGCAGGCTGCTCTGGGGACGGATTACTATACCCGGGCGCAGACGGACTCGGCGCTTGCTTCTCTTGGTTCCAACCTGTCGGCGTCGATCGGGTCTGTGCAGTCTACGGTGGTGACCCAACAGACTGCCATTGCGACGCTGGAGGGGAACGCCTCCTCGACGCTGTCGTTCCGCACGCAGGCGGGCAGCTCTGGAGCTTTGCTGGAGCTGGTGTCGAATGCCAATCCGGGAGGATCTGTATCGACGGCACGGATCGCCGCGGACAACATCATCCTCGATGGTAGCGTGCGTGCGCAGCATATTCAGGCGGAGTCCATCACTGCATCAAAGATGCTGTTGGGAGATCCCACGAACCTCTACCCTGACTTCGACATGCAGGACCCTGCGTTCTACGCATCGAGCACGGGAGCTGCCTATAGCTTCGTGGCGATGACAGCGAACAGTGTCGGCCGTCGCGTGATCGAGATGCCGCCCAGCCTCGTAAACGACGCTGTGGAGACGGAATGGGTCCCCTGTGAAGCTGGGGCCGATTATGTCTTCGAAGGCGCTGCATGGGCCGTTTCTACGCTGTCTACGTCGATCCGGCTGGAGGTGGAGTTCGGGTCGGTCGCATCAGATGGGACTGTGACGCCGACGCGGCGGATCATCGTGGATGGGATGTCTCCCTTGGGTCTGCTTGGCCGGGAAGTGGTCTTTGCCACGGCCGGCGCCACTGAGCGCCGTTTCCGGTTTGTGGCGACGAAGAACAACAACGCGTCTGCCGCTGTGCGCTTCGGCGGGCTGATTGCTCGTCGCCGGGTGAACTCGTCGCTGATCGTGGATGGATCGATCACCGCGAACAAGATCCAGGGTGGATCGATCGGAGCCACTGAGCTGGCCGCCAATGCGGTGACTGCCGACAAAATCGCTGCAGGCTCGATCACGACCGGAAAAATCGCAGCCGGTGCCATCACTGCAGAGAGTGCCATTCTGGCAGATGCTGTGGTCACCGGGGCGAAGATCGCGGATGCGGCCATCACCTCTGCCAAGATTGCAGATGCTTCGATCCTGAGTGCCAAGATCGGAGACGCTGCCATCACCAGCGCGAAGATCGCCAACCAGATCCAGTCCTCGAACTTTGCGGCCGGTTCTGCAGGCTGGATGATCAGCAGGGACGGCAACGCCGAGTTTAACAGCTTGGTGGTTCGAGCGAACATGCTGGCTCAGAACTCGACGGTGAATGCGTCGGGCATGTCGACAATGCTGAACCTGGATGGTCCTGCCGGCGAAGCGCATGTGGTTATCATGACCACGTCGATTACTACGACAGGAGGAAAGCTCCTGATCTTGGCCACGGTGTCCTACAACAGCCAGTTCAACTCGGCGCACGACTTGTCGTTCTGGAGGGCAACGCTGCCTTACAGTATTGGCGAAGGGGCTGCGATTGGTAAGGGACCTTTCAACAATCCTCAGAACCCGACTTTGCTCTCATTGAACAAAGCTAATGGTGCCCTACCAGTTGGGCAACGAGTCGAGCAAACGCTTACGCTGACGTACTTCGACACGGTTCCTGCAGGGACCTACTACTACCAGACCGCGATGATCAAATACGGCACAGGCACAGGTCGAGCGCTTCTGACGGCACGCTCCATGACCGTGTTCGAATTTAAGCAGGCATGACATGAGATTCGCAATCTACGACCAGAACGGAACGATCACTCGAACTGGCTTTTGCTCGGACGAAGACTTTGAAATCCAAGCACGAGAGGGTGAGCGGATCATCAAGATCGATGAGACGGTCACAGAGCTGACCCACAAGGTTTTCAGACGAAAAGCGGTTCTTTTGGCTGAGCCGATACATCAGCCAGTGGTAGCAGACCCGTGGGAAGAGATCCGGCGCTTGAGAAACTCCATGTTGGCAGCCTGCGATTGGACTCAGCTGGCTGATGCTCCTGTGGATCGAGAAGCATGGGCCGCATACCGACAGGCTCTGCGGGATGTGACAAAGGACCTCGTTGATCCGGCCATGGTTATTTGGCCGGTAGAACCTACGTGATGTGGGTGAGATCAAGCTGATTTCGCTTGATCCGATCTAAGCTTTGATGGTCTAAGACCACCAGAGAAACTACCTCCAATCCATGCGGCTGCGGGAAGAGGTGCTTGGCTGTATCCAGCAAACACCCCAGACAGACCCCCCAAAACCGCACGGATACCATCATGAAATATTGCCTGATTTTCCTCCCTCGAAACGGGAGGGCCTGAGATGACAGATCTCTCGGGCCTCGTGGATCTGCTCCTGAAATACCTGGGCATGCCTTTGATGGCATTCCAGGTTTACCTTCATCGGAACCAGGTCAGCCACATGACACAAATCGCGGTGCTGAAGGCGGAAGCCGAAGCTCGCGAAAAAGCTCGTGACGAGGAACGCAAGGCAACCTCGAAACAGCTCGATCAGATTGTCAGCATGCTCCAAGCGTTGAGCAGTCGGATCGACACCATGTCAGCAAAGGACAGGTGAGATGACACGATTCAACGAAGCAATCCTCGCGGCGGCCGGTGAATACCTCGGACTGGCGGAATGGCCGGGAGCCAAGAACAATCCTGAAATCACGAACATGTTCCGCGACGTGGGGCATGGTAATGTGGTGGATGACGAGACCCCGTGGTGTGCTGCTTTTGTTGGATCGGTTCTCTCCAGCCTTGGGCTTCCCCACACCGGCAAGCTGAACGCCCGGTCCTATCTGGAATACAGCGCAGAGGTGGGCACGCAGGATGCCCGACCGGGCGACATCGTGGTTCTGTGGCGCGGCTCTCCCAAGAGCTGGCAAGGCCATGTGGGCTTCTTCGTGAGGTATGAAGGTAGCAACGTGATCCTTCGGGGAGGGAACCAAGGCAACAAGGTTTCCGATGCTGCATACTCGATGGACCGTATCCTTTCAGTGCGTCGAGCTGATGGCGTAGAGGATTCCGGGAAGCGCCCAACTCTCCGGCTCGGATCCAGAGGCGCATTTGTCTACGATGTGCAGACGCAGCTGACAAACCTTGGCTACAAGCCGGGGGACATCGATGGCGAATACGGGGCTGATACTGTGGCCGCCGTTTCGGCATTCCAGGCAAGGAACGATCTGATTATCGACGGGGTCACAGGACCGCGGACATGGAAAGCTTTGGCCAGTGCCAGCCCACGTCCGAAGCGCAACAAGAGCGAGGCGGATCTCAAGGAAAGCCGCACGATCCAGACCGCGGAAAAGAGTATCGGTGTCTCTGCTGTGGTGGGTGCTGTCGGTGTCGGCGGCGCTGCAATGAGCGCAGCTGAGGAAGCCTACTCGGTGGTCGAAAGGGCAGGGACTCTGGTCGAGGCTGTGCTCTCGGCAAGCCCTTGGCTGATTGTCATGGGTGTCGTGGCGATCGGTGGATTCCTGCTCTGGAAAAACCTGAATGCGATCAAGCGCTTCCGTGTGGAAGATGCCCAGACTGGCGCAAACATGAAGCGGTAATCACCGCTACATATCCACATCCTAGCAGGCCCTCGAAAGCGTCGGGGGCCTCCATTTAGGAACCTAGAATCCCAAGAAGAGGCATGTGATGACCAAGGGTGAATATCGAATCGGGATCAACTTCAATCCCAACGGCGACGATCTTGTCAGCCAGATCAAGCGGCACGCAGCGGATCTGATCGATCTGATCGAATCCATTCCGCAGCGGCCTGATCTGGAGACGGATCGTGAGGTCGGGCGTCTGAAGTCTCTGGCTCAGACCGGGATCGAAGAAGCGGCAATGTGGGCCGTCAAGGCTGCCACGAAGCCTGCAGTGGAGGCGAAGTGATGGATCTGTTCTTTGGTTCCAAGCTCGTTCAAGCCAAGCCGATGACTCGGGCCGAATACAACGACTACCGGGGATGGACTCTGCCGGCCGATGAGAACGGCGCGGATGAGGGCATGCTGGTCGAATACATCGACGGGGGTGCCAGCAACCATCCTTCGCATTCCGGCTACATCTCGTGGTCTCCGAAAGAGGTTTTCGAGGAGTCCTACCGGCGCACCAACGGGTTGAGCTTCGGCGAGGCTCTGGACGCCCTGAAAATAGGGCTGCGCGTGGCTCGTTCCGGGTGGAACGGCAAAGGGATGTGGCTGATCCTTGTGCGGCCTGTGGGTGAGAACGACGCTCCTGAGCTGCCGGCTGGGTATCAGGCCTCCGGCGATGAACTCGTCATGCTGGAGCGGATGCCTTGGATTGGCATGCGGACGGCGGAGATGGGCTTCGTTCCTTGGCTCGCATCGCAGACGGACATGCTGGGAGAGGATTGGGTTGTGGTGAGCTGATCGCCGCAGCCATGTCGTAGATCTACGACCTGACAAGCTGAAGCAATCGAGGATGGGATAATGGACAATTTCGGAAGAGCGCACGACAGCATGACGGATCCGGGCCGTAGGCATTGGCCGATCGTGCCTGGTCCGAACCCCCAGAATCCCATGCCTCGTGCGCTTTATGCCAACACCGCTGGCACGGTGACCATTGTGGATGAGCAAGGAACCAGAGTGGACTACAACGTGGTGGCCAGCCAAGTGCTTCCGTTCCGGGCATTCCGCATTACGGCTGCCACGGCATCTCTCATCGGCTGGGAGTGATCTGAGATGATCGGGGTAGGAGTAGGAACTTCGCTGCTGGCTGTTTCGATGGGTCTGAGCACGCCTACCTTCGATCCAGCGTCCTTGTGGTCAGGAGGCGCACAAGGCGTCTGGCTGAGACCGAGCATTGCTGACGTGTCCTTTGTTGACCACGTCGGACAGACCCCGAACCCAGCCGCGAACCAGACTGTCGGTCTGCTGTTCGACGTGTCGCAAGGTCTCGCTCGCGGGCCGAACCTGATCAGCAACGGCGACTTCACTTCCGGCATTTCCGGGTGGTCTTCGTTCCAGGGGGCAACACTCAGCCACACTGGGAATGCGCTACGCATCGTCGGTAACGGCTCCCTTAGTTTTCCGGGGGCGAACCAGTCCATTTCAACCATCCTTGGCCGCTGGTATGAAGTGTTCTACGACTGCACTAGCGTCTCTGTAGGAAGCGTCGGCGTCGAAATATCACCGAACTCTACGGCTGGCCCCGGAGGGTTCGGGTGGAGTGCTGGCGGCGTGGGCCGCAAGACTACTTACGGGCCTTCTGCCGCCGCCACCATGTGGGTGCGCCCCATTTCTAGTGCGTCAAATTCGAGCTTCGTAGTAGACAATGTGGTCGCTCGGGAAATTGCTGGACGTCATGCTTCGCAGGCAACGGTCGCTAACCGGCCGCTTTTGCGTGTTGGCGGCAATGGGGTGCGCTTCCTAGAAAACGTCAGCTCGGATAGCCTGAACTGGACGGCTCCGGCTGGCACCTACACGGTCGCTTATGTGACCCCTGCAGGAGCAGTCACGATCCTCACCGGACAAGCTTTGAGCGGTGCTGTGGACGTGATGGTAGCATCCCAAATCGTTGAATACCTCGCGGTAAACCGGGCGTTGACTACTGTAGAGGCAGCAGGGGTTACGGCACACCTGAGAAGGGCTGCCGGGTTCTTATGGAGATCGAGATGATCAGAGAGAAAATCATGATGATCATGGCCGGATGTATCGTCATTGGTTTGATGATCATCTCGATCCAGAACCAAATCATCAAGAGAGAACAGGCGCGGATCAAGAGCCTTGAATCCGATGTTGCTACATTGATCCGTGGTATTGCATTGACTGATTCCCTGAGAAAAGCTAATGCCGATCTAGATCGCTTTCAGGCGGAAATCAGGGAAGATCTAGTTGATGCGGATGGGTATGACGATCCTTTGTCTGATGATCTCATCGGCATCCATCAGCGGTTGCAGTCCAACCCTACCGGCACTGGCCGGCCTGTCGAATGAGGTCTTTGAAGGCGAGCAGGAGTACCCTGGCTCGCCTCAAACAGTAGGACAGCTGAGCGAAGCATTCGTGGTGAACACGCTCGCGCTCCGGCGAGCGAACAACAAGATTCACACGATCTGCGTCGCAGCAACGAGATGCGAAGCAATCGAGCCGGCCAACGGAGGCTGAGATGGCAACGCAAGAGACGACTCTTCCCAAGGTAGAGAAGCTGACCAAGTGGGCGAAAGAGCCTGCGGTCATGGATCTCAAGCAGGATCTGGAAAATTCCCGCGCTGCTCATGATGCCCATGTGGCACGGGTGCGGGAATGGAACGCGCTCCGGGAAGTGACCGGGATCCACCGACCAAAGGCTGAGAAGAACCGGTCCACGGTTCAGCCGAAGGTGGTTCGCAGGCAAGCCGAATGGCGCTACTCGGCGCTGTCTGAGCCGTTCCTGTCGAACCCGGACATCTTCTCTGTCCGGCCTGTGACCTTCGAGGATGTGGCTGCTGCCCGCCAGAACCAGATCGTGCTGGCATGGCAGTTCAGAACCAAGATCGACAAGGTCAAGTTCATCGACGAATACGTCCGCACGGCTGTCGATGAAGGCTCAGTGATTGTCCGGCTTGGCTGGGAACGCTTGACCAAGAAGGTCAAGGAGCTGGTCCCGGTCTATGCCTACATGGAAGCCCAGCCTCCTGAAGAGCTGGCTGTTCTCCAAGAAGCTGTGGACCTGAAGTCCAACAACCCCAGAGGCTTCACTGAGCTGGCCCCTGAAGTGCAGGCGGCCGCTGAGTTCTTCCTTGAGCAAGGCACGCCGGTCATTGCGACCGAAGTGGGACAGCAGGAAGTGGAGGTCGAGAAGATCCTCCAGAACCGTCCGACGCTTCAGATCATGGACCCGTCGAACATCTACATCGATCCCTCCTGCGAAGGCGATATCGACAAATCGAAGTTCGTGATCGTGAGCTTCGAGACTTCGAAAGCCGACCTTCTCAAGGACGGTCGGTACAAGAACCTCGATGCTATAAACTGGTCTGGTAACACGGTGCTGAGCCAGCCGGACCACGCCACGAAAACCCCCTCGGATTTCAACTTCAACGACGAGCTGCGCAAGCGGGTCGTGGCCTATGAATACTGGGGCTACTACGACGTCGGGGGCAAGGAAGAGCTGACCCCGATCGTTGCCACTTGGATCGGCGACGTGATGATCCGCATGGAAGAAAGTCCCTTCCCGGATCAGAAGCCTCCCTTTGTGGTGGCGAACTATATGCCGGTGAAGCGGTCTGTGACCGGGGAGCCGGATGCAGAGATCCTCGGGGACAACCAGAAGATCATCGGTGCCCTGATGCGCGGCATGATCGATCTCTTGGGTCGCTCTGCCAACGCCCAGCAGGGTGTGGCGAAAGGCTTCCTTGATGCCACGAATAAGCGTCGCTTCGAGATGGGCCGGGATTACGAGTACAACCCTGGCTCCGGGGATCCGCGGGTTTCGGTGTTCCAGCACACCTACCCGGAAATCCCGGCGTCTGCCCTGAACATGATGGCCATGCAGAACCAAGAAGCTGAAGCCCTGACCGGGGTAAAGAGCTTCGCTGGTGGCATGTCTGGTGAAGCCTATGGCGATGTGGCAGCCGGTATCCGCGGCATGCTGGACGCCGCCTCCAAGCGCGAGATGAACATCCTGCGTCGTCTGGCTGAAGGCGTCACCAAGATCGGCAAGAAGATCATTGCCATGAACGGGGCGTTCTTCTCGGATGAGGAAACGATCCGGGTCACGAATGAGAAGTTCGTGAAGGTGACCCGTGAAGACCTTCAGGGGAATTTCGACCTGATCGTCGATATCTCTACGCCTGAGGTGGACGAGTCTCGTGCGCGGGAACTCGGATTCATGCTGCAGACCATCGGGCCTGATATGGACCCAATGCTGCGGAGCATCATCTTGGCTGAGATTGCCCGACTGCGTCGCATGCCGGATTTGGCGCATCGTCTGGAGAACTACAAGCCGGAGCCTGATCCAGTGGCTGAAGAGCTTCGCCAGCTTGAGCTGGAAGAAGCTCGCAAGCGGATCCAGAAGCTGGACTCCGAGATTGCGCTGAACATGGCGAAAGCTCGTGAAAGCTCGTCGAATGCCGACAAGGCGGATCTCGATTTCGTGGAGCAAGAGAGCGGCAAGAAGCACGCTCGCGATCTCGAAAAGCAGGGCGCACAGGCTGAGGCGAACCAAGATCTGGAGATCACGAAGAGCCTCCTGAAGGCACGGAAACCTGAGGAGTCCGAGCCGAATGTGGATGCCGCCTTGGGCTACAAGGCGATCACACAGGTAACCCGATAGGGTCCTGAAATCTAGCGCCACATCTGGCCAAGAAAAACCCCAGAAGAACTGAGGAAACCAATGTCTCAGAATGACATCGAGCAGATCGAACTCTCCATCGAAGCGGCCAAGGAAATGGTCGAGAAGGCCCGCATGGCACGGCAGCTTGCCGAGAACCCTGCGTTCAAGAAGCTGATCCTTGAGGGCTATTTCGTGGATGAGGCAGCCCGTCTGGCTCACCTGTTCTCGGACCCGAACATCCCGGCCGAGCATCGTGAATACGTGAAGAACGACCTTTTGGCGGTCGGCGGCCTGAAGCGGTTCCTTTCCACCTTGGTTCGCCTTGGCGACATGGCCGAGCGTGAGATCGCGGATGCCGAGCTGGAGCTGGAAGAGATCCGCGCTGCTGAAGCGGAGGCGCAGGAATGAGCACCAACACGATGACGGCGGATGAATACGCCAACCTCTCTGATGAAGAGATCATGAACATGGCAGCGCCTCCTGTGATGGAGGCGCCTGTGGTCGATGACGCTGGTGAGGGAGGTGATGCCGGCAATGAAGGAAAAGCTGCTGAGGGCGCTGGGGAAACGGCTGGGAGCAATCCTGGGACGGAAGGTGGCAGCGCTGCTGATGCCGATGATGACGAAGGTGCAGCGGATGAAGACGAGGCCGGGGACGCTTCTCCTGCAAAACCCGAAGACGGGAAGAAGGCGGACAAAGACGCGGCAAAAGAAGCCGTAAAGCCGGAACAGAAGCCGGCTGATGGCGTCGATTACAAGGCGGCCTATGAGCAGATCATGGCTCCGTTCAAGGCGAACGGAAAAGAGATCAAGCTCGAATCCGTCGATGAAGCAATTCGCCTCATGCAGATGGGGGCGAATTATACCAAGAAACTTCAGGCTTTGCAGCCGAATCTGAAGCTGCTAAAGATGCTGGAGAACAACGGTCTTCTGGACGAGGGCAAGCTTTCTTATCTGATCGATCTGGATAAGAAGAACCCTGCGGCGATCCAGAAGTATCTGCGTGAAAGCGGAGTCGATCCCCTCGATATCGACACCAATGCTGAACCGACCTACAAGCCGGGAAATCACACAGTATCCGATGAACAGATGGCCTTCTCTTCCACGTTGGAAGAGGTCTCCTCTGACCCAGTTGGGCAACAGATGGTAGTCCTGATCAATCGGACTTGGGATGCTCAGAGCAAGCAGGAGCTTTGGAAGGACCCGAACATCATGCGGGTCATGACGGAGCACAAGCAGATTGGTTTCTATGACACCATCACCAACGAGATGGAACGTCGTCGGATTCTGGGGACTATGCCTCAAGCACCTTTCCTTCATTCCTACATGCAAGTGGGGAAGGATCTGGATGCAAAGGGTCTGTTGACCCGCGCTGAGACGAAATCGGCTGCCCAGGGAAACCCCGGACAACAGCCTGCCCGTCAAGTCGTGGAAACACGTCCTGCCCCCCGCAAGCAACCCGCCAACAACGACAAGGCACGGGCCGCGTCGCCGACCGGTAACTCGGTCAAGAAGGTGGAAAGCAGCTTTAACCCTCTCGCCCTGAGCGATGAGGATTTCATGAAAAACGCGGATCTCGCCAAGCGGGTCTGACGAGCAGAGGACTAAACCATGTTGAACTACAACGCCCCTCCGGGCACTCCTTCGGACATCGGTCCGCAGTTCAATACGTTCCACTACCTGAAGAAGGCCATCATCGAGGCCAAGAAGGAGATGTACTTCACGCCCCTCGCGGACGTGACGTCGATGCCGAAGAACTTCGGCAAGCAGATCAAGGTGTATCACTACATCCCACTGCTCGACGACCGGAACGTGAACGACCAAGGCCTGAACGCCTCCGGCGCTACCATCGCCAACGGTAACCTCTACGGTTCCTCGCGCGATATCGGTCTGATTACCTCGCGTCTGCCTCTCCTGACCGAGAACGGCGGCCGTGTGAACCGTGTGGGCTTCA